ATTAGGTTTCGGAGCCGGAGGAAGAACCATAACCCCATACGTTAACGCGACTGGCGGTAATACTACAATCACAGACGGAAATTATAAAATTCACGTTTTTACAGGTGACGGTACTTTAGCTGTTGCTAATGAGGGAACACCTGCAGGCTCTAACACAGTAGAATATTTTGTTGTTGCAGGCGGAGGCCCAGGTGGTGGAAAATACCGTGGAGCAGGCGCAGGAGGCGGAGGCTGGAGAACAAACTATCCAAGTCCAGAATTTGGTGGCCTTGCAGTAGCATTTCAATCATATCCTGTACAAGTTGGTGCAGGTGGTGGATCATCGCCTTCACCTAGATATTCAGCAGCGACACCTTCAATTTTTAGTACGATCACTTCTACAAGAGGTGGAGGACACGGCCAACCTGGAGGATCAGGAGGCGGAACTAACGGAACATCTGGACAAGGGTCCGGAAACGCAGGTGGATTCTCTCCACCAGAAGGAAACCCAGGAGGAAACTCTACGGGTGGGTGTTCGCCAGGAGCAGGTGGCGGAGGCGGAGCTAATAGCTCAGGAACTAACGGATCACCTGGGTTTACTACACCAGCAGGAAGCGGTGGAAACGGATCAGGTATTTCAACATCATTCTTTGGACCAACAGCACCAAGTTATGGAACACCGGGACCATCAGGTTCTAACAGATATTTTTCTGGCGGTGGCGCAGGAGGAACTTATTCTCCAGGCTCACCAGGATCAGGAGGATATGGAGGCGGAGGCCAAACAAACAGTCCTTCTCCAGCTAATTCTGGAGGCGGTGGCGGAGGTGGAAACACTGGCGCAGGTTGTTGTTCACCGGGATTAGGAGGATCAGGATTTGTAGCGATTAGATACAAGTTCCAATAATATTATGGCACACTTTGCAAAATTAGATGAAAACAACGTTGTACTTTCTGTTCACTCAGTAGGTGATGAACACCTTATGAAAAACGGAGCAGAGAACGAAGAAGTGGGTATTAACTTTTTAAGAAACGTACATGGTTGGGAACATTGGAAACAAACTTCATACCACACAAGAAGAGGAAGATATTTAAACAATGATGGATCAGTTGCATCTGATCAAAGTAAAATGTTGAGATATAATTATGCAACTCCTGGGGCTACGTATGATCCAACAAGAGATGCATTCATATTACCTAGACCTGAAAATGACGACGGGGTAGTATTTAATAGTTGGACAATAAACGAAACTACGATGGATTGGGAAGCACCAACTCCAGCACCTTCAACCCAAACTAATGGTGTAGATGATTTGTATCATTGGAATGAAGGAACTCAATCGTGGGATAAAGAGGTTATTTGGCGAGAAGGAATGTAGTATTTAAATTCCTATGAAAGAAGTAGAGCTATCTAAACAATTTATCTTACACGGAAAACTACCTTTATCATTATCTAAAGTTAATTTTGAAAACGTTTATGACTTTATAAGTTGGAACATTCAAGATTTACATGAGCGAAAATTAAATAGATTTAAAGACGTTCACGTACCTTTATCACAGGATATTATTTGGATATTAGATTACGCTGAAGCAAAATATCAATTAAAAACAGGCAAGACGTTAAGAAGAAAAACTCATGATGTTATGGTTCATTGGAAAAACGAAGGAACTACAAAACGACATCATTTAAATTATGCTGATTTAAAAAACAGTCCGGATATTGTTATGCTTTATTTTATAGATAGTGATGACAATGACATGATAATAGAGTATGATAACAACCGTAAGAAAGGAGTATATTGGAACATGCCGATAGAAAGTAACAAGTATGTAATTTTTAATTCTAATCTAGAATATTATCTTTTACCCAATAAACTAGATGATCAAAGAATAGTTTTAAGGGTTACGTATGAAGAAATAACACCTCATTGTTAATTAATGAATTTAAAAAACACGTATTGGTATTTTCAAAGTGCTTTATCACCTAAGTTTTGTGATGAGCTTATTGAATATGGCAATATGCAAAAAGAACAGACAGCTGTTACAGGTAAGTTTAAAGACAAAGGAGAGTTGGTTGGTGAGGATCTTAAAGATTTAAAAAAGAAAAGAGACTCTAATGTTGCATGGTTAAATGATCAATGGATATATAAAGAAATTTTACCTTACGTAAAAACGGCTAACGAAAATGCAGGTTGGAACTTTCAATGGGATATATCTGAATCTTGTCAATTTACTAAATATAAATTAAATCAATATTATGGTTGGCATTGTGATTCATGGGATATTCCTTACGATAGACCAAATGATCCATCACATGGAAAGATAAGAAAGCTATCTGTTACATGTAGTCTATCTCATCCAGAAGATTATGAAGGAGGAGAACTAGAGTTTGCTAAAAATAATAATGAGCCAGGAAAAAAGATTGAAACAACCGCGTGTTCAGAGATATTGCCTAGAGGTTCTATTGTAGTATTTCCATCTTTTGTTTGGCACAGAGTAAAAAAAGTTACGAAAGGAACTAGATATAGTTTGGTTATTTGGACTTGTGGAAAACCATATTATTGATATATATACATTATGAAAGACAATATGAGGGTAGAAAGTTATTTTGCATCACCTGTGTGGCTAGATTATAGACCTGAGTGGGTCGACACTTTAAACAAAGCTGGCAATGTCCATATTAAAAATGCAAGAGCAAAAAATAAAGATTTGATTAAAGATACAAAAGACTTCGGACTTATTCATCATTCTGATGAACTACAATCAGATCCTAATTTTAAAACTTTGTTAGATTACGTTGTAGATAAAAGCTGGCATTTTTTAGATAGTCAAGGATACAACATAGAAAACTATGTCCCTGTAGTAACAGATTTTTGGTTACAAGAATTTTCTAAAAATGGTGGAGCTCATCAACATACACATGTTCATCCTAATAGTCATGTATCAGGTTTTTATTTTTTAAAATCTTCAGCTGCAACTGCACAACCTGTTTTCTTTGATCCAAGGCCTTCAGCTGCAATGGCAAAGCTACCAGTTAAATTAAATAAAGATATAAACTCATCTAACATACAGGTCTCTCACCAGTGTAACCCAGGTGCTTTGATGATTTTTAACAGCTATCTGCCACATGCTTTTACAGTTGATAAAGGTAAAGAACCTTTTAGATTTATTCATTTTAATATTCAAGCAATACACAGAGATTTAATACAAGGAACGGCACCAACAATATGAGTTTTAAGAAAAAGAAATACGAAGTAATTAAACAAGCTATTAGTCCTGAGCTAGCTCAGTTCTGTTATAATTATATATTATTAAAAAGAGATGTGGCTGACACTATGTTTAAAAACAAGTATATATCCCCATTCGAAGAAGCTTTTGGAGTTTGGGAAAAAACTACTCAACAAGTTCCTAACACTTACGCTCATTATTCTGACATAGCAATGGAAACATTATTGTTAAAATTACACCCACTTATGGAAAAGAAAACAGGAATGAATCTGTTTGAAAATTATTCTTATGTCAGGGTTTATAAAAAAGGGGATATTTTAAAAAGACACAAAGATAGATTTAGTTGTGAAATATCTACCACATTAAATTTAGGTGGAGACCCTTGGCCTATTTATCTAGAGCCGTCTGGTAGACACGGTTTAAAAGGAGTTAAAATAAATTTAAAACCAGGTGATATGTTGATTTACAGAGGAGAGGATTTAGAACATTGGAGAGAACCTTTCACTGGAGAAAAATGTGCACAAGTTTTTCTACACTATAACAGTGAAGACACCGAGGGTGCTGAGAATAATTTATACGATACACGACCACATCCAGGTTTGCCTGCATGGTTTAAAAGAAAGAGTTATTGTTAATGATTACATATAGCGATAATTATTTGTATGGCTTTCAAACAAATTCTATAAACAACGAAGAATTAGTAAAACATTGTTTAGAAATAGAGCAAACTTTAATAAGCAATTTTGCTTTAATTGATCCTAAATGGCATGGCAATGTGCCTGCAGCTCATAATCACAAATATAATCTTCTTACATTTCCTGGTCCTGATTTAAATAGACTGTACGCGGAGCTAGTAAAAAATATTACACCTTTATTAGAAGATAAGATTTATGTTATAAAAAGTTGGTTGAACGTATTTAGAAAGGGTGAAAAAATAGATTGGCACCCACACTGGCAACCAGAACATAAAGTTTGGCATGGTTTTTATTGTGCACAAGTTGGTAATAGTTTTACAGAATATAGAATACCTAATATTAAAAAGACCGTTAAAGTAGTAAGTAAAGAAGGGTTGATAGTCATTGGTAAAAGTGATGGTGATGAACACAGTAGTTCAGTATGGAAAGAATCTAAACGACCACGTATTACAATAGCATTTGATATAATTCCTATAAAATCTTTACCAAATAGATTATACGGAAATCATTTTATACCTTTTAAAATATGATAGATTTTGCTGACATACCAATAAGAGTTTATAAGTTTGATAAGTTAGATAATAAAAAGTTAATAGCTGCTTTTAAAGAATATCTAGATGGTTGTAAATGTTGTATGGAATATCCCAATTGTCCACACCCTAAAGAACAATCGGCTGCTAACGCTTTGGACATACCTCATTCTGAAATTATTAAATTAAATCAAAGTTATTACAAAATTTTAAAATCAATATTTCCAAATAATGAAGTAGATCAAACACTGTCATGGGCTCTCTATGTAAAACCAGGAACAAAGAATCCAGCAGTATGGCACAATCATTTTCAAGAAGAACATAAATCTAAGATACAAGTCTCAGGGATTTGTTACTTAACTAAAACAGATCATGGGACAGAGTTTGCAAATGATTTTTTTAAAACTGAAACTGTACCTGTGTTAGACCATTGGTATATATGGCCATCTCAATTAGGGCATAGACCAAAAGAAATTAAGAATGATAAACCTAGATGGATTATAGCAACCAACACTGTTTTTAAATAAATGTTAAATATAAAAGTAACAGCCATAGAACCTGAGTTAAATAAAAAAATTAAAAAAGTTGTGTATGCAGAAAAACATAAATGGAAAAAAGATTTAAACAATGTCAAAGCTTTGACATCAGGTTTTAATCCAGACTATACATTCTTTAATGAGCTGTATAATTTTTCATTTAACTATTTAAAAAAATACACACAAATAAAATTAAATAAGTCTTGGTGGTGGGCAAACTACTATTCTAAAGATCACCATTGTAATCCTCATAACCATGAGCCTGAATTATTGTCATGTATTCTTATCGTAAAGTCTTCTTCTGATAACCCACTTTATTTTATAAACGGTGATAAAAAATATCACATGATAGAAGAAGATGGTATGATGATATTCTTTGATTCAAAATATCAACACGGCGTAAAAAAATGTAAGCATAGAAGAATTACTTGTGCATTGGATTTTAAATGATTGAATATTACCACCCATTCTTCGGACCTTTTTTAATGCAGACTAAGATAACTAGTGAGGAGTTAGCTGCTGTAAAAAAATTATGTGTTAAATCAAAGAAACGTGATTTTAGAAAAAAACTAGCTGGAGTAATTGATGACGAATACTCTATTGATAGAAAAAAGTTTGAAAAAATTATAAAAGAATATTTAGATTGTTATCGACATGGCTATCAAAAGTTTCATAATAATACTCTTGGACCATTAACATGTAACTCTGCGTGGGTTAACTATATGATAGCTGGAGAATCTAATCCTCCACATACACACAGCAGCTGCCACTTTTCTAGTGTTTTATATTTAGATAATCCTCCTGATCTCATAAAAGAAAATAAAGACTACCTAGGTTCTTCTTCAGGACCCGGTGCTATTATCTTTAGATATGGAGAACAAAGATTACATAACATAACAGAACACGCACATTTACCAAAACCAGGAGATTTGTTTATCTTTCCTTTTAATCTTCTTCATTATGTTATTCCTTTTAAAAGCAAAGGTGAAAGAATTTCTGTAGCCGCTAATTTTACAACGGATCTTAATCTCTCTAAAGGTGTAATAGAGTGATAAACGTAAGTCCTTTTAAAGATCACTTACTGCATAAAAAGAAAGTCTTAAATTTAATTAAAAAGATGCCAGACGTGTCCATTAAAGATCATACAGAGTCTTTAACAAAAACAGACTTCTATTTAAAACCAAATGACACTAGAGAATATTGGGACTACTTCTTTCCTCACTTAGAAAAATTTTTACTAAACATGGCTGCTTCTTTAAAAAGTCAATATTACATCATACACAGAGCTTGGTATCAACAGTATCGTAAACAAAATTTTCAAGTCTGGCATAATCATTCAGGTTGTCAGTTTTCTAATGTGTATTTTTTAGAACTACCTGATCCTAAGATAGCAACAGAATTTGAAGATGGGTCTAAAGTAAATATAAAAGAAGGAGACATTCTTACTTTTTCATCACATCTCTACCATAGGTCACCAATTAATAATTCGAACAAACGTAAAAGTGTGATAGTATTTAACTCTTCGTTTGAAGGGTTTAAATCATGATAGATATAAAGAAAGATTTTTTAAAAAAACAAGACATAAAAAAATTAAATGATCTAGTATTAAGCAATTTATTTGAATGGTTTATTCAAGGTGTGTACGACGATAACGATACCCATCGACAATTTGTGCATATATTCTATAAAAACGATAAGCCATCAAGCTACCATTTTACAGTTATTAGGCCTTTGCTAGACAAGTTAAATATTAAACGTTTAATAAGGGTTAAATTAAACCTGTTGACTAAGACACCTGAGATTATAGAGCATGATTATCACCAGGATACTGAGTCCTCTAATGCATTGACTTCTATCCTATATCTTAATACTAATAATGGGTATACGAGATTTAAAGATCAGAATGTAAAGTCGGAGGAAAATACCTTGATTACATTTCCAAGTGCTACGTTTCACTCAGGAACTACCTGCACTGACCAAGACTTTAGATTAGTATTGAATGTAGTTTACGAGGCTTTTTAAGCTTTTAAACTATTGATTGATAAAATTAAGCCTTAATAGTATAAGGATTTATGCTACAGAAACTAGGATTTTTACCCGGATTTAACAAACAAGTCACCGAAACTGGGGCCGAAGGCCAATGGTTTGATGGCGATAATGTGCGTTTTAGATATGGATCACCTGAAAAAATAGGTGGTTGGCAACAGTTAGGAAGTGATAAGTTAACAGGTGCTGCTAGGGCTCTTCATCAATTTGACAATAATGCAGGTATTAAATACGCTGCTATAGGCACAAACAAAATTTTATACGTTTATTCTGGAGGTCAGTTCTATGACATACACCCCATTAGAACTACAATTAGTGGAGTTAATTTTTCTAGTCAAACTGGCTCACCAACAGTAACAATAACTTTTCCAAGTCCACATAACTTACAAGATGATGATATTCTTTTGTTTGAAAACGTAAGTGGTATATCTGGTTCTGGTTCTGCATTTGCAGATGGTAACTTTAATAATTTAAAATATATGGTTGCTTCTGCACCATCAGCAACTACCATAACTGTTACAATGGGTGGTAATGAAGGAGCTAGTCCAATGACTAACGTAGGTAGTGCAGACGCTTTATTATACTATCGTGTTGGACCTTCTCAACAAGTTGGAGGTTTTGGATGGGGTACTGGACAATGGTCAGGAACTGTTTCAGGACCATCTACAACTACTTTGAGCACAGCTCTAACTAACACCACTGACACGACTATAGTTATTGCTGACTCTACACAGTTTCCAGCATCAGGAGAAATTAGAATAGGGACTGAAGATATATCCTATACAAACAATAACACGGCAACAGGGACCTTGAGTGGAGGAAACAGAGGTGTAAACGGAACTACTAAAGCTACTCACTCAGCCGGAGCTACAGTAACCAACATCTCAGCTTTTGTTGCTTGGGGTGAGTCATCTTCTGATGATGTTACTCTTGATCCAGGTCTTTGGGTATTAGATAATTTTGGAACTAAACTTATTGCACTAATTTACAATGGTGCATGTTTTGAATGGGACTCTGCTCCTACCAATGCAACGGCAATCAGAGCTACCATAATAGCAAACGCACCAACAGCATCTCGTCACGTAATGGTATCTACACCAGATAGACACTTAGTATTCTTTGGAACTGAAACAACTGTAGGCAATACAGATACTCAAGATGATATGTTTATAAGATTCTCAGACCAAGAAAATATTAGCGGCACAAACGCATACACTGTAACTGCAACCAATACAGCAGGAACTCAAAGACTTGCAGATGGCTCTATGATTATGGGAGCTATCAGAGGTAGAGATGCTATCTATGTTTGGACTGACACTGCACTCTTTCTCATGAGGTTCGTAGGTCAACCGTTTACATTTGCATTTGAACAAGTAGGAACTAACTGCGGTTTGCTTGGTAAAAATGCTGCGGTAGAAGTTGATGGTTCTGCATATTGGATGTCAGAAAATGGATTCTTTACTTATGATGGTCAGTTAAAATCTATACCATGCTTGGTAGAAGATTTTGTTTATGACGATATAAATACCACAGCAAGAGATCTTGTTAATGCAGGATTAAATAATTTGTTTGGTGAAGTAACATGGTTTTATTGCACTAATGGATCTAACATAGTTGATAGATCGGTGACATATAATTATTTAGATTCAACAAGTAAACGACCTATTTGGACTACTGGATCTTTAGCAAGAGCTGCATGGGCAGACTCTGCTGTATTTGGTAAACCACACGCAACTTCTTATGACCCTAACAGTCAAGACTCTTACGATGTTACAGGGAACACTGATGGTTGCACAATATACTATGAACACGAAACAGGGACCGATCAAGTTTTAGCTGGAGGAGCAACGACTGCTATACTTGGAACTATAACTTCTGGTGATTTTGATATTACTCAAAGAAGAGCAAGAGGACAGACCGTAGGTACGCCAGACCTTAGAGGTGATGGTGAATTTATAATGAAAATACGTAGATTTTTACCTGACTTTATTTCACAAGTGGGAACCACAACAATAGACTTTACGACTAGAGATTTTCCTAATAGCGCTGCTAAAACACAATCCTTTACAACAACGTCGGCAACGACTAAAATAGATACTCGCGTTCGTGCAAGATCTATTGCTATGACCGTGAAGAATACAAGCACGTCACAAGACTGGAAGTTAGGAACTTTTAGACTAGACATACAACCGGATGGGAGAAGATAATGGCTATAGATGACAGTTTTTATACAGATCAAGGTTTAGATTTTATGCCTCGAATCAAGTACTTATTGAATCCTCCTACTGAAGAAGACAAAGAAGATAATAATGAGGTAGAAAATTTAATTGTTAATGCCGGCATTCCAACAAAAAATATTATTGGAGGTGGTGGAATTTCATCTGTTTCACCAGCAACAACATTACTAGAAGATTTTAGTAGAGCGACTACTAATAGACAAAACAAATTAACTAATCCTGACGGACTTGCGTCAATGCTTTATAATTTTGGTCTTCCACAACAAAGATCTGTCGATCAAATGAAAAGAGATGCTACTGCTTTTAATATGGCAAAGCTAGCTGGAGACACTAGACAAATGCCTATATTTCAAAACATGAATCCTGATGAAAGAATAGCAGCAATAAAAGAATACATGGCTGATGAAACAAGTGTTGGAAATTATCCTGCAGAAGATCCTAGAGATGTAAGGTTTCAATTTGGTATTCCTACCTTAACAAACATTTTAAATAGAATTCTGCCAAGTAGTTACTATGATAAAATGACTGTGCCAGAGCAGATCTACACACAAACTAAAATGGGTTACACTGGTCCAACTATATTTGGAGAAAATACTACTGGTGGTAACAAGGATATTTTTGGTAGAAATGTTATCTCTGGTTTTGGTAACTATGCAGAAAAACAGAAAAAGGATATTGCAAAATTAGATAAATATTTTGGGTCTGAGTTATTTGATAAAAGATATGGTGAAGACACTGTGTTAGAATTTGATGAAGAGACTGGTCAATTTAAGTTTAAAGGTCCAATGGCAGACGCTGCAAATCGTATGAATAAATTAAATTTAATAAGGTATAATTACGATAAAAAAGGTTTGAAAGAATTAGAACAAATAAAAGAAGACACTGGATATAATGAAGTTGCAGAAGCTAATATAAATAGAATTAAACAAAAAGAAAGATCACGACGTGAGACTCTGGATGACAGAGGTTTTAAAACAAGTAGTGGTATAACCACTAGTAGAGCAGGATCAGAAAATACAGCCACGGGAGGATATGGCGGAGGCGCTGATATGGGAGGAGGAGCTGGTTCAACAACCAATGAACAAGGTTATACATCCGGTGGTGCCTTTTCTGGTTTAAAAGAAGGAGGACTAGCTAGAATACTAGGATTATAATTATGGCAAAAATTGTACAATCATTAACAAGAGCAAGTGAAGAGTACGAAGAAAAAACTTTTCAATCTTTAGTTAGAGACTTAGATGGTGTAATAACAAAATTAAACTCATCTTTTCAGGATGAATTAAAACAAGAAATAGAAGCAAGAAGTTTCTTTTTAGATTCATAATGGCTACAGTAAATCAGTTTAAATTCTTTGGAGTAAATTTAGCTACAACTGCAGAAACAGCTATGTTTGGAACTGACTCCTCTGGTAACCAACTACCTACTATAAATCAAACATACATAGTGAAATCGTTAAGAGTTACAAATAATACGGGTAACACCCCAACTATAACTATTAAGAATAACGATTTTAATATCATAAATACTCAAACATTATCTGCAAACGCTAGCACAGAAATATTATCATTACCTTTAGTAGTAGAGGGGAGTACAGCATTAAAAGTTACAATGAGTTCTACAGACTCTGTAACCATAGGTATTAGTTATATGAACATAAACAAGGAGACAATAGACTAATGAAAACAACAATCGTAAACGGTAAAGAGGTCCCGGTAATTGAACCAACAAAAGTTACTACAACAATTAGTAATATTAAAACAGGAGAGGTGTATGCCTCAGAAGAAGAATGGAAAGTCAAAAATATACCAGAAACTGACATTAGAAGAGACGTAAACGTCGTCATGCCGAGGCTTGATTTGTTTGGAAAAACAAAGTAAAACGAAATATTGAGGTAAAAATATGGCAATTTCTAGAATGCAAGAACCACGACAGCTGTACGGATTAGGGAGTTTAGTTAGAAAAATAACTAGACCAATCAAAAAAGCTGTTAAAGGTGTAAGCAAAATTGCCAAAAGTCCTATAGGAAAAGCAGCCATACTTGCCGGTTTAGGTGCATATGCAGGAGGACTTGGTCCTTTTGCAAAAGGTGCTAGATTTGGCAATGTAGGTGGTGCTGGTTTTCTTAGAAACATGTTTGCGGCTCAATCAGTTCCTGGAGTTCCAGATTTTGTTACAGGAGGAAAACCAAGTTTTTTTTCAACATTAAATCCTTTTGGTAAAAATTTTAGCATGAAGAATTTAGGTATTACTGCTGGTGCAGCAGGGTTTCTATTACCTTTTGTTGCTCCTAAATTACTAGCACCAAAAGAAGAAGACGTAGAAGCGATAGATTACACTGTTCAACCTGCGGGAATCGCAGCCATTGTTAATCAAGCAAAAGATTATTACAGAACTGGTGGCGGTGGGAACTTAGACTTTATGGCTAGAAAAGAATATGTTCTACCAAATTTTTATGCTGCTGAAGGTGGCATAGCTGATTTAAAACCACGTACTAATTTTCAAGGTGGTGGCATGGATGCCTCACAAGATGACTTTAAATCTCCAAGCTCTTCACCAAGTCGTGTGGGTGGAGGATCAGATGCTTCACAAGATGACTTTACTCCACCATCTGGTGGTGGCGGTGACGATGATGGTGGTAATAAAGTTCCTACACTAATCAAAAACACCATCGATACAGGTGGTGACATGTTGTATTTAAAAAATATAATGGATCTAAACCCTGTGGGGATTTTAAAAAGTATTGGGGGTAGAATGATCTATGATAAATTATTTGGTGAAGTTCCTGTAGACGAAGACAATACATTACTTGGTGGTGGTGCTAACCCACCTCGAACATTATTAACTGAGGTAACAGATATAGATTTAAAAAGAGCTAAAGAACCAATGTTTAAAATGATGGATTACGATACCTACAAGTCAGTTAATCCAAGCAGCAAAATAACTCCATATGAATTTGACGAATTAAAAAAGGGTAATATCACACAAACAGGAACTTTTACAGCTGCGGACGGAGGAAGAGCAGGTGCTGAAGGGGGTGGACTTATGAATCTAAATGGATTAGAAATGGACTTCAGGGCTAATGGCGGTTTTGTTCCAATCGGAGCAAGAGAAAAAGCAGATGATGTACCTGCAAGATTAAGTAAGAACGAATTTGTAATGACAGCTGATGCTGTCAGAGGTGCGGGCGGCGGAAGCATAGAACGTGGCGCGCAAAAAATGTATAACACAATGAAGGAGCTCGAAAGTAGAGTAGTATAATGGCAGTACCAGATTATTTACAAGATTTTACAACAGACTTTGCAAGACAGGCTAAAGCAACTTATAGTGCAGCATTAGATCCAAAAACATTTATGGGTCCACAGTTTATCGCTGGACTTGATCCTTTACAAACACAAGCAATAGGATTAGCTCAAGCAGGTGTTGGTAGCTACGCACCATTTTTAGCATCAGCACAACAAGCAATATCACAAGCCGGTCAAGACGTTGCCGGACTCGGTCAGTTCGCGGGCACGGGAGCAGGGACCGGGCCTGGATCAATACAAGATTTTCAATCACCGTATCAACAAGCAGTCATCGATGAAACATTAAGAGCGTTTGATGAATCAAGAGTTGGTGGTAGACAAACAATTCAAGATGCAGCAGTAGCAGCTGGCGCTTTTGGTGGTGGTAGAGAGGGAGCATTGTTAGGACAATACGATGCTGATTCTTTAACAGGTAGAGCAGGTTTAAGAGCGGGTCTATTACAACAAGGATTCCAAGATGCAGCAGCAAGAAGAGCAAATGCATTTCAACAGCAACAAGCAATGGCAGGAGCTAGAGCAGGTTTAGCTGGTCAACAATTTGGTTTGTCTAACTTTATGAGACAAGGTTTAGGACAAGACATTTCTGCGTTAGGAGGCCTTGGAGCGTTAAGACAAGGATTAGATCAATCAAGATTAACAGCACAACAACAAGCAGAACAAGCAAGCGCAATGGAACCATACGGAAGATTAGAAAGATTTGGCACAGCGTTAACTGGATTATCTGGAGGAGTTGCAGCACCTGCAACACCACAAACAACACCAAATCCTTTTAGTACAGCTCTATCTAACGCTCTTGGTATTGGTAACTTGTTTGCCAATGTTTATGGCGCAATGAAAGGAGCTTAATGAAACCATTAAATAGACCAATGTTTAGAATGGGTGGTCCTATTAAAGAAGGGATCATGGATGGTATTCAAGAACCAAGAAGAAGATACAATCAAGGTGCTTTTGGAACTAGCGCGTATACTCAAGAAGATTATGACAATTTTTTACAAAGAGTGTTTGTTAATCCACCACCGAGTGAAAGCACAATACCTGGTCTAGACAGAACAAGCATGTTCTTTAATCAAAGAACAGACACACCTCAGCGTGGATATAAATACGAAGATTTATTTAAAGAAGGTAAATCTATATTTGATGCAAATATATTTGACTTTGCTAAAGCTGGTATTCCAGGAGAAAAATTTGCAAAAAAACCTAAGTATGTATCACCTAGAACAGAAAATAAAATAGCTTTTTCTACAGCTTTAAAAGAAGATATTCTAAGTAAACTACCAAAAATGGAACCAGCAAAAGGAGGGGGTGCTGATTTCGCTGATGTTATAACAGAGGAAGATATAGTTGATGATGATTACTATACAAAAGGAGAATTACCTGAAGATACTTCTAACATACCTGGATCGTTTGTGCCTGATGAAAAAAGAAAAATAGTAGAAGATCCAGATGACAAAAAATTAACTGATAGAAAAAAACTTAGGGAAATATTAGGATACGATAGAGCTGTTAAAAGAGGTAATTATCAACTCATAGAAGCTATTAGAAGAGGATTAACAGAAGGTGGAGTACAAGGTGCATTAGATGCAGCTTTTGCTTCAGGTGCTACAGCTTATGACGATGCAGATAAAATAAAACAAATTGCTGCGTTAAAAGAATATGAAAGAGAAACAGCTATGGAAGACGATGAAACTAAGAGAAAACGAGCGTTGTCTGATTCAATGAAACTTGCTGAGTATCAAGCAAAAATTAAAAAACAATATGGCACTGACAAAACTGGTAAATCTATCGAAGAAAAAAGAAATGAGTTTGGTAAGAAAATAGGTTTAACAGGTAATGACTTGGATATCTTTACAAGAGGTGCAAAAACAATTGATGAAAATATTTTAACTGCTTTAAGTAAAAGCACGTACGGAACTTTAGATAACGTGTCTTTATTCTCTGCTGTCGCTGCTTCAATAGGAGCAGGTAAAGTTATAAATATAGACAAAGATCCTAGGTTTGGAACTAGAGCAGACATACCTCAAAACTTCCCAGTAGGAAATTATGTTATTGAAGGAACAACACTTTATGTTGTAGGTCAAAACGCAGCCGGAGAACCAGAGTTGGTTTTCCAAGCAGATTATGGCAGTGGCACATAGGGGGCTAGATGAAGACTCGAGGAGAAATTCTTACTGTTGAAGACGACAGAGATCTTCAACCAGAAGCAGAAAAATATTCTGATATTAGCACCTTACAATCAATATTTGCTGGATTAGGTTCAGGACTTATACAGCTACCAAAAGGTGTAATGTCTCTTGGTGCAAGTGTATACGATTTGTTAAACGATACAGACAAAGCTGCAGAAATAGAAAAATATTTTGACGATTTAACAGAGTTAGATGAAATGGCAGAAGCCACTACTGCAGGTAAAATTGCAGAACTTTTAGTTAACGTTGGTGTGCCGGGTGGTGTTGGTTTTAAAATTGGATCTAGTTTAGCTAACGCTGCAGTAAGAGCAAAGAAAGCTGGTAATTATTTTAAAGTTACAGGAGATGCTGGTAAAAAATTAAAGAAAGGCGCAGACGTTGCACAAGAGTTAAATAAAAAAGGTAAAGCTGCAAAGTTTTTTGCAGGCACAACAGCCGGTGGTATTGCCGAAGGAGTATTTATTGGTGACGTACAAAATGCTGGTACGTTAGGTGATGCGTTAGGTGGTCCAACAGAAATAGATAGAGAAGAAGGTCTAGAGGGTTCTGAAGCAGCATTAAGAGATATTATAAACAGAGTTAAATTTGGAACTGAAGGAGCATTGTTTACTGGTGTGCTTGGAGGTACAGGTGCAATAATAAAAAATCTTGCAAAGAGAGGGAACGAATTACAATACAGCAATGATTTATTAGATAAATTTTATGACAAAATTGGTGGTGCATTAAGAGCCAGAGGTAAGAAAACGGAGGAGTTTTTTAAATTAGAAAGAACTCAAAAAGGTTTAAGATCAACAGATACAGTTCTTGCAAAGAATATTTCTAGAGACACAGACAAGTTAATAGATGCTGTATTTCCTGCGTGGAGAACAGTCGCTAATGCACAATCTGCAAAAAATAGAAATGCATTTTTAGAAGAAGTAAATGAATTATTGTTAAGTGGTAAACCTACTGTAAGTAAAAGTGGTAAAATACAATTTGAGTTTTTAGACCCTAGTAAGAAAAAATTTAAAGTATCAGAAACTATTAGAAAACATTTAGATGGCAAAAAAGCAACAGCAGTAGAGACAGAATTGTTTGCAAATATAAATGCAATTAGAAATAGATGGCAGGACTTGTTTTCTTCATTAGGTAAAAGACTTGATGACAAAGAACTAGGTGAGTTCAAAAAATTATTTGGCACAAAATTTAAAAACTATCTTGGTTCTACCTACGATGTATTTCAAAACAAATCTATACTTCCGTTTTTATCTTACACACCTACAAGAGAAGCTGTTGAAGCAGCAGAAAAATTATTTATGGCGACAGCTAGACAACAAGGTAAACCCATAAGTCAAGAACAAGCACAAAGTTATGTTAAACAAATTGTTGATACTGCTAAATTACCTGGTGGTTTTAAAATGGATAAACCTAACGATCCATTTTTTAAAATACCAACTTTCTTTGTTGGTAAAACTGCAATGAAAGATGTTGCAGATTTTAATGGCACAATCAATATTACTAACATAACTAAACAAGCGGATAGAGAAGTATTTGAACAATTGTTAGGTAAGAATAAAAATCCAATGCAAACTATATTAGCTGGAACATCTAAGCTATCTGTTCTATCAAGAAGAAATGTTTTCTTTGACGACATCTTAAAAGAATCAGATGCACTAAAAGCTAATGGTAAACGAGGTATGATATATGATACTTACGATGAGGCTGTTGATGCGTTAGGCACGGATATAAAACAAATTAAAATAGACCTTGGTAGAAAACTAGAGGCTGGTGTTACAAACCCATTAAATGGTAAATACGCATTAAAAGGTGTAGCTGATGCATTAGAACAAACATCTACGGTAACAAAAGATCCTAGCTTTGGTATGCAGGTGTATAACAACTTAGTTTTGTACCCTAAAGCCACATCACAAATTGCAAAAACAATTTTATCTCCTGTAACACACTTACGTAATTTTGTAAGTGCGGGTGCGTTTGCAGCAGCAAATGGTATACTTCCGTTGAACCCTTTAAAAGCAAAAGCAATTAAAAATGCATATCAATCTTTACAAACAGGTTTAATAGGTACAAGAAAACAAAATGAGTTATATGAAGAATTGCTTGAGCTTGGTGTTGTAAACTCAAATGTAAGACTTGGAGATCTTTCGAGACTATTAGAAGACGTAAACTTTGGTGCAACAATGACAACCGATAGAGGTATGAGAGCTTTGTTAAAACCTCTGTCAAAATTAAAATCTATATCACAAGATTTATATACAGCGGAGGACGATTTTTGGAAAATATATTCTTTTGCTGTTGAAAAAGATAGACTTGCAGCATCTCTTGCTAGAAATTTAAAAGAAGGAGAAGTGTTTATAGATAGAAAAGGAGTCAAAAGAGTATTTAGACCAAACAATAAAATTTATGAAAGATATTTAAAAGAAGAAGCAGCTGATATTGTTAAAAATAATATACCAAACTATGACTATGTTTCTGAATTCATACAGGGTCTAAGAAAATATCCGATTGGAAACTTTATGTCTTTCCCTGCAGAAATAATGAGAACAGGTACAAACATAGTTAGAACAGCTTTAGATGAAATAACTGGCACGATAACAAAAGCAGATGGAACTAAGATTAGACCGTTCATGGCCACAGGTTTTACAAGACTATTTGGTTTTGGAGCTACAGTTGCAGCTGTGCCATATGCTGCTACAGAAATAGGTAAAACACTTTACGATGTTTCAAATGAAGAATTACAAGCAATAAAAAGATATGTTGCTGACTGGTCTAAAAATTCAACAATTGTACCTATTAAAGACAAAATAACAGGTAAATTTAAATACATGGATTTTAGTCATGCCAATGCTTACGATACATTAGTAAGACCAATACAAACTGTAATAAATGCCGTTGCTGCAGGTGAACAAGATAAGGACGGTATGATTGATGATTTTATTTACGGTGGAATGCTTGCAATGAAAGAGTTGGGTGAGCCATTTATCAGTGAATCTATTTGGACAGAAGCTGTGTTAGATGTATCTCCTCTACTTGGAAGAGGTGGCATCACAAAGTCTGGAAAAGAAGTATACAACGATGAGATGCAGCCAGGTGAAAAAGCTTCAAATATATTTAAACATTTAGTTGAAGCTCAAATGCCATTTTCATTAAATCAGTTAGCAAGAATAGATAGATCAATAAGATCGGTAGATGTAATTACTAAATTCCCTGGAGTTAAAAAACTTATTGGAGGAGATGACGTTGTTAGTGAGTACGGTCAAACATATGATTTTGGTCCAGAGTTTGCAGGATTGTTTGGATTTAGAGCAGTAGAACTAGAACCTGAAAGAAGTATAGCTTTTAAAATAGCAGATTATCAAGATGGAGTTAGAAACTCTAGAAAATTATTTACATCAAAAGTTTTAAAAGGTGGACCAGTTGAACCATATGAAATTATTGATGCATTTATAGATGCAAATAGATCATTATTTAATGTTAGAAAAGAAATGAAAAGAGATATAGATGCTGCTGAGTTGTTAGGACTAACAGGAATAGATTTTGAAAAAGCTGTTAAAGGAAGATTAACAAAAAGTGATTTAGCTGGTTTAAAAAAAGAGTTATTTAGACCTTTAAAAATATCAGAAGGTGTACAATTAAAATTTAAAACTAATGCAGAAAAATTATCTGAAAGATTAAAAAGAAAAATAGATAATCCGTTTCTTAAAACAATACCTGTAATTCAACAAATTCAAAGAGATCTTTTAAGATTAACATTAACTGATGATTTTCCATTTATAGAAAATCCTTTATTACCTAAACCAGGTGGTGCTGATGCAGCATCTTTACCAACAGGTGTTAACACAGCTCCAATAGATGCTAATATTTTATCTTCACAGGTACAACAAACTAACTCGACAAACGCTGAACGATTTGCTACACTATTTCCAAATGGCTAAAAACGCATTACAAAAAATTGAAGAACATGAAAAGCTTTGCAGAATAATGCAAAAGCAAACTCATGATAAAATACATAAACTAGAAGGTCAAATAAACCGTATAGAAAGTATCTTATTGTTATCTACAGGAGCGTTGATCACTGGTATGGCGTATGTTATATTTACTTTGATTATAAAATAGAATTATACTTTACAGTGAAAAATAAAAGAAAGTGTGGGAGTTGCACCAAATGTTGTGAAGGTTGGTTGAGTGCTACTATTTATGGTAGAAAAATGTACACAGGAAATCCTTGTCATTTTAAATCAAACAATGGATGTTCCATATACAAAGATAGACCTAAAGAACCTTGTAAGGATTTTAAATGTGAATGGTTAATTAATGAAGAAGTACCTGAATGGTTGAAACCAGAGTATTGTAATGTTATATTAATAAATGAAAATAAAGATGGATTTAATTTTATACGAGCTACAGAAGCAGGAGGCAAAATGCCGGTTGAAGTTTTAAATTGGTTGTTTTTATTTATATTTAATAAAAAAATTAATTTATGTTATCAAGTGGCTAGTGGCTGGAATTGGTTTGGTTCATTAGAATTTGTTAAATATATGGAGAGTAAAAATCATGGATCTGTCACGTAACTTCACGCTTCAAGAATTAATTAAATCTGACACTGCTATCAGGTTGGACATCAATAATAATCCTAACTCAGGTCAGATAGAAAAACTAAAAGCACTTTGTGAAAATATTTTGCAGCCAGTACGTGATCACTTCGGCAGGGTTAAGGTGACGAGCGGTTTCCGTAGCGAACAGCTGTGTCTAAAGATAGGTAGCTCAGTCAACAGCCAACATGCCAAAGCCGAGGCGGCCGATTTCGAATGTATGGGCACA